GCCAATGGCAAGAAAAGAACCCATCTAGCATTCAATTGCTTGCCGAGTCTTCACCATTAGCCGTACCTAACAACAAGAATGGTCTTGTTGGTGGTCGTGGCTTTGTATAAGGAATGAATAATGACGAAGTACATTGCAAAACAGTCCATTGGTCCTTTCCGACCAGGACAAGAAATAAAAGGGCTTGAAGCGAATCAACTTCAGGCCCTTTTAGCATCTGGGGCTATTGAAGAATATCAAGAGCCCGAGGAACCTAAGGCGGATGGTACCGCAACACAGTTGGCAAATCTTGCCGCAGAAATCGCAGAGCTGAAGGCGAATGAACTTAAGCTGACAGAAGCAAAGGAAAAGGCTGAACAAGAAAACTCTGAGCTGAAAGCGAAGGTTGAAGGTTTGGAAAAATCGCTGAATGCTTCTGAAGCTGCTTTGAAAAAAGCGAATGCCGAGGCTAAGAAGGCCACAACGCCAACTGAAAAATAAGTAGGTGATCCATGTATGCAACGCGTGAAGACATAGAGGCTCGGTTTGGTGCAGGGGAGATGGAAAACTTGGAAGCTATGCAATCCACCTCGAATGCAATTGAGGAAGCCCTTCGTGATGCTGCTGAGGAGATTGATAGTTATGTGGCGGTGAAATACAAGCTGCCATTACCCAGCATCCCAAGTACGTTAAAGCGAGTCGCATGCAATATTGTGCGATATCGTTTGTATTTTCAGCAGCCCACTGAAGAAGTTGAAAATCGCTATGAAGCAGAGATTAACTATCTCAAGCGAATCGCTGATGGAAAGGCTGTTCTCAATATTCTTAATGACCAAAACCAAGTCACTGAAGAAAAGCCAGTGAATGCTCCAGCAACGATGCCGATCGGCAGTACATATCGTGGTGGTGTATTTGGGGATGCAACTTTAGACATGATGCCTAGCATCAAGTGAGGTGAGGATGGCCTTCTCGATATCACTAAAAGCAAGTGATGAATCACCGATTATTGCAGTACTTTCTAGAATAGCTGGATTTAATAAAACTCGGTTATTTGAGGAAATTGGCGCGTACGGAGTTACATCAACTCAGTTCCGATTTGCTGATCAGCATGATGTGAATGGCAATCCATGGAAGCAATCTTGGAGAGCCAAAGCGCAGAATGGACAAACAGGTCGTGATACAGGCGCATTGATGAATAGCCTCAACTATCAAGTTTTAGCAAATGGTGTGGAATGGGGCTCAGATGTTGAGTATGCGCATGTTTTTCATTTTGGTGCTCATATTGTTCCTAAGACGGCTGAGTACCTTGTCTTTAATGTGATGGGAAGCTGGCGCAAAGTCAAAGAGGTTGATATTCCAGGGCGAGAGTTCTTGGGTATCAATGAAGATGATGAGAGCAGCATTCTAGATATTATTGGAGCGCATATTCTTGGCTAATTTCTTTGCTGTACGAAGTGAGATTGCACAGAAACTTGCTGACGTGGTTGGTTTAAAAAAGATCTACACACCAAACAATTCTGTCAAAGTCACTGAAATGTCGCAAATCGTGCCTGCGGCCCACGTTAATTTTGTGCGGATATCACCCTCTGATAGTGCGGGCAATGGAAAGGTCAATATGCTTGCTAAGCAATGGTCTGTCACGGTTGCTTGTCGTAATGCGCAATCACAACAAGACGATATCAGCGCTGTAGCGGATGAAGCGGGTAGTTTTCTGCAAGAAATCATTGAGCTATTGAGTGGTTGGCAACCACCATCTTCAGCTAGACCGTTAAGTCTTGTTGCTGTGCGAGATGGTTACGGTCCTGCATTTGTCTATTTAACGGCCATATTTGAATCAAAGGAATTCATATGAAGCAATATAAAGCCCGACAACCCGTCGGGCGTTTTCGTACTGGGGATATTGTTGGTGGCTTAACAGCTGCACAGATCCAAGACTTACTGCAGCGTGGAGTGATTGAAGAAGTGAAAGGAATTTCAGAGACTAAACCTGCCGTACAAACCAAAACAGCAAAAGAGGTAAAAGCTGATGGCGAATAAACCTGATTTAATTTCCCTACAAGGGGAATTGTTTTTAGCAAAAATGATTAATAGTCAGCCTGCTGCATTATTACCTGTGGGGAATATGCCAGAACTTCAACTCCAAATCAGTTCAGAATCTACAGATCATTTTGAATCTAAAACAGGCATGCGTGCCAAAGATGCTGTGCTGCGTAAACAAACGGGTGTTTCGGTCAGTGGTACCCTTGAAGAAGTAACCAAAGCAAACCTAGCAATGGTTTTGAGTGGTAAATCCATTCAAGTTGCAGCTTCAACGATTACCGATAAAGCGATTGGTGCGGTTAAAGCGGGTGAAATGGTTGATCTAGGGATTCGCAATCTAACTGGTGTTTCATTCAAAGGTCCTGCAGATGCGGCAATCACGGCTGATAAGTACACTTTGGATGAAGTATTTGGAACTGTAATTTTCAATGAAGAAATTACTGATGTGAAATGGTCTGGTGCTGCTGGAGCAATCACACGAACGACAATCGCAGATAACGTTGGTGGTGAATACCGTTTCTTCTTTAAAGGGGTGGATACCTATCAAGGTGACAAGGTTGCGGTAACGCTATGGCGCCTTGAGCTATCGCCTGATACGGAATTTGATTTAATCCATGAAGACTTCGCCAGCTATAACATTGAAGGTGAGTGCTTGGCGGATATTACCAAGGCGAACGATGCAGAGCTGAGCATCTTTGGCCATATCGATCGTTTCTCGGTTACCACTTAAAGTTTTACAGGCACAAAGAATTCCAGGCGCATGAGCGTCATTTTTTTGTGCCTGTTTTTAGGATTCCATCATGAATGATTTCTTCATTGCTGCAAACCGTAGCTTGAGCCTAGAAGTTGATGATGTTTCACTTGAGGTTCGGCAAATTACGATGAGTCAGTTTGACCTATGGGTGAGTGCTGCTGATCCCATAAAAAATACACTGGACAATGTGAGTAATTATTCAGATGAGATTCTTAAGGAGGTACTTGAAAAGCATTTGATTGAATGTGTTGTGATACTTGAACTTATAACCGATCTGAATCATCCAGCCATTATAAAAACGTCACAAGATCAGGGAGTATTCCTGCAACTACTACAAACTGCTCTTAAAGCTAATCAACCCTATTTCGTTGATAAAGAGCCGAAATCAAAACGCCGTAAGAAGCGAACTGAAACAAACGATAATGGTTCTACTTGGTTTGATTCATTCCAGTTGTTGGTATCACATGGCCATAGCCATGAAAGCATAATGAATATGACATATGGTGCCTTTAAGTTCTATACGGAAGCAGTGGTGAAACGTGAAAAGCAGAACATTGCTACGCAATCCAATATTATTCGAATGGCCCATCATGCAGCAGCAAAGCAATTTAAAAGTTTTGTTGATGAATTAAAGGAATAAAAATAGACTAGATCACGGAATATGGGGGTATTCATGAAAAAACTTATAATTTTAGCTTTAACTGTTATTTCTACCGCTGTTTTTGCAGCTGAGCGTACGACAAATAACTTCAGAACCAATTCAGGTGATTTGGTTTCTGTTGGACAAACCGAAGCCGCTCTTATTGAGAAAATGGGTAAGCCTCGACCAAAACATTACATTCTTGATGATGGTCAGTTTTATTGTGCAGCAACGGAGTATGTTTACCGTGTTGATTTGCAAGTATACAAAGTACTGTTATGCCGTGGAAAAATTGTCAAAATTGAATGGTGGAATGCTTAGGATTGAGTATGGCTGAGATATTTTCAATAAGCCGTGCAGCGAGTAATGCTGCTGGGATCTAAACCTTACATCGTGAGCGGTAAAACTGTTTAAAATCAATAGGTGTAAAAAAACCTTGTTCGACTACCAGATCAAACAAGGTTTCTGCGTTAACACTGGAATATTAACAATCTCAATTTAGCACAAAATTTTTCAAACACAAATAGGTGAAATTACGAATCAATTTGACAGTTGATTTGATTTTCATACTGAACGGATGAGCTAAGTATATATCAGCTCTTTTGAGAGAAGGCTCTCAATACAAATTTTGAGTGTGAAAAGTATTGCCAGTGATCGTGGTTGAGATATCTCTCAGGGAAAAGTAAAGAGATGTATTTTAAATTGTAATTGCTAATGTGGGTTATCAAAACCAGCTGTGCCTATTTGAAAACCTGAACTAATACTATGCCAATCAGCAAAACCTAAAGGGTCGCATTTTAAATGTGACCCTTTTCTTTTATGTGGCCGTTTAAAGCTAAAGGAATATTCATGTCTGGAAAAAATTTAACTTTTAAATTGGTGATGGATGCAGACACGAAGGATTATGTCTCCAATACCAAGCAAGCCCAAGATGTT